ACACCATAAACCCTTGCAACCTCTGCTTTAAAGTGGTATACTCCTGAGTAGATTAATTAATAAAATCAAGGTACTTATGACAGAAACATCAGAGTTTCGGTCAGTCCTCTTAAATCCACAAGAAGTTCTAAAACTTTGGCCCCAAATATCTTCAGATATAGAGAAAGCCTTAGAACACTCAGTAAATGAACTCAGCGTATTTGAACTATGCCAAAAGGCTTTAAGTGGACATATACATATTTGGCTGACCTTAGACAGTAACAACAAAATAGTCTGCACAACTACAACCAGAATTTTTACATACTCAAGCCACAAATCCCTTCAAATAATTACTTGCACAGGTAGTAGCAGAAAGTGGGAAGAGTTTTTTCAGCAACATAAAACTGTAGAAGATTTTGCAAAACAAAACGGTTGCTCAAGTATCCAAATTTGGGGTCGCAAAGGTTGGCAGCGACAACTCAAAAAACTGACTAGTAGTACAGGAAATAAATACAAAACTCTCTACTACGTCTACAACATGGAGATTTAAAAATGACATTATACAACCCACTTATGCCCTGGATGCAACCTCGAAACAGTGGGTTGATTGTATTCAAAGGTGAGACAGGAGCATCTGCAAGCGAAGTAGAAACTATTGTTACTGACGCTACTGCCCCGATTGTTACTGCAGGAAATGCTATAAACGCTAACTTAGGTACAGCTACTGAAGGCGGTGTTGTTCAAGCCCCTGGCGGTACAATGACGATGCCTACTACAACAATTGATCCCGATACAGGTGAGGTGATTACAGGTACGAAGACAGTAGATTATGGCGGTGGGGATGTTGCCGTAACAGGTACTGTTATGGGCAATACTGAAAACCTTCTCGCAGGTCAGTCGGATATTTCAAGTCAGGTTAGTTCAGGATTTGCAAACTTTCAGCCTGTTAATGTGACTAACACCTCTATTGATACTTCAGACTTAGCGAAGTCGGCTGCTATGGATGCAGGTTTTGCTAGATCTATTTCTAACCAAGATAATATCTTAGCCGATACTGGTCAAATAGGTGGTATTGCCACTAATGTAGGAAATATCAAAACAGACGTAGGAACAATTAAGGGAGATACCGCAAAGATAGGTGGTATAGCTACAGATTTAGGAACCGTTAAAACTGGAGTAGCAGACGCTAATACTGCCCTTGGTGGCTTAAAGACTGATGTAGCAGGTGTTCAAACAGGCGTAGACACTGCCAATACTAATATAGGTCTTTTAGGCAAAGACGTAAGTGAGGGCTTTGCAAATCAAAAGACACAAGTAGCCGATATGCAGAAAGCCGTATTAGGTGGTCAGGCAACTATGTCAGATGTACTTAATGCAATGCGAGATGAGGCAACCACCTATTATGGAGACTTATCTGCAGGTCAGACAACCATTCAAGACAGTGTGGGTGGAGTTCAGACAGGCTTAGACAGCCTTAGAACTGATCAACAAAAGGCAAATACTCTAGCAGACCAACAGAGGGCAGAACTAGCTAAGACTGTAACTGGTGGATTTGATACTGTACAAAGCAACCAGAATGACGCTTCACAGGAAGCTTTTCGCAATGCTACTGAAGCGCAGGTAAATGCAGCAAATATTCAAAAAGGTCAGGCTGATATACAACAGCAAACTGGTACATTTGCAGATACAGCAAGACAGATTTCCAGTGGGGCTGCAGGTGATACAAACAATGTACAGCAACAGGATTTTGTAAATAGATTAGATACCATTAAACAAATTCTTACCGCGCAAGGTACTAACTTAGACGCAAGTATTAGATCAGAATATACCACACTGGCAAACGCCTTTGATGAGCAAGGTCAGTTAATTACTCAATCTGTTGACCAAAATGGCAATCAAATACGAAGAGGCATGGATCAGCAAAACATGCTGATTACTAATAATTACAATGCCCAAGGTCAGCTTGCTGCACAGCAAACAACTAATATTAACCAACTAATGTCTGCACTAGATACGATGGGTTACCGCCAACAAGGTAGTCAATTTGGGGATCTATCAGCCAATGGACTAGGGATAATGTCTGCCCAACAAAATCGACCATTTATTAGACAAGATCAACCAATATTTTAAGTAAAAACTAAGGAGCATTTAATGCACCCTGCAAAGATTTCAGAAGACGGTATTAATTTAGTAAAGAAGTTTGAAGGACTCCACAGAGTACAACCAGACGGTATGGTAAGTTCATATCGGTGTAGCGCCGGACGGTATACTTGTGGATGGGGCGCGACTCGCGGAGTGCGCTCTGGTACTAAGTGGACTAAAGAATACTGCGAATTACGGTTAATTGAAGACCTTAATGACCATGCAAAAGCTATTAAGAAGTATGTACAAGTACCTCTTTCACAAGGACAATATGACAGTCTAGTGTCGTTCATATTCAATTTAGGCGAAGGTGCGTTTCGCAGTTCAACCTTGCTAAAAAAATTAAACAAAGGTTTGTACGACGAAGTTCCTGAACAGATTATGCGCTGGAATAAATGTCGGATTGATGGAAAGCTTACTCCTCTAAAAGGTCTTACAAGACGTAGGGCTGCAGAAGCTGCAATCTTTACTAGAGATGCTCTGATGCCATCGGATGAAGGTGGTCCGGATATGCCTCAGAAGGTAACTTCCGAAGCTCCTAAAAGTTTGATGAAGTCTAAGACTATGGCTGGTGCAGGGATTGCTGGTGCAGCTACAGGTCTGAATGAAGTAGCAGGTCAAATGCAAAGCTTACTACCCTACGCTGATAGCTTGAAGACTATATTTTTAGTCTGTGCAATTGGCGGCATAGCTTTGGCTGCTTATGCAAGATGGAAAGATAATAAAGAAGGCATCCACTAGTGTTTATCTTTGGTAAAATTAAGACCTACATCATTGGTGCATTGGCTCTGGCTATTCCTGTTATTTACGTCATGGGAAAGGTCGTTGGAGCTAATAAAGAGAAGAATAAAATTCTCAAAGATGACTTACAAGCCTCAAAGAAGAAAACTAATTTTTACAAGGCTATTTCAGAACATGAAGAAGATAATATTACTGACCGCCCTAGTCTCATTAAACGCTTGCGCGGAAACGGTCTATAGAACCGACTTAGAGATTTATTGCCCCCCAATAGAAAGTTATTCAGAAGATTTTACTGAGATATTGGCTGCAGAGTTGGATGTACTTCACGAAGACTATGAGGCAATTCCAGAGGTGGTGACCGATTACATACTACTGCGAGATCGTATTCGCCAGTGTAATGCTGAGAAGGAAAAACTAGAATGAAGATTTTTGGATATGGTTCTGATGATGGAAATATTTTTGATGCTATAGGAGATATGACTGATGGTGGTGGTCCAGGGAACTCAGGAGATAGTTTTAGTAATGTAGATAATAGCGCATTAGATACAGATGGTGATAACAAGATTACAACAGCAGAAGCTATTTCTGGAGGATATGGTGATGGTAACTTACCTGGGGGTATTGATGGGGGCAGCAACAATGATGATAGTAGTGATTCTAGTACAGGAATCACTCCTCTAAATATAATAGCTCCAATAACTTTTATGCCTAAGTTACTTGGTGGCGTCGTTAATTGGATTAATGGTATTGGTCCTGATGATGGCAAAGTAGAGGGGGCTGTAGGAGCTAATGGCGAGGCTTTAGAAGTATTCGCAGGAGGTGAAGACGCTTCAATTAAAAACTATGCTAAGAACTTTCTTGGTCTTCCATATGAAGTTGTCGAAGTAAATGGTCAGTGGGTTGATAAATTAAAACAACCAGTAAATTCTGAAACTGGGGTGATGCTTACTGCAACGGAGATTGCGGCTGGCGTTACTGGAATTTCTGGATATGAATATAATAAAGCCCAAGCTTTAGACTCAGGAGACAATGAATCTGTTACTGAACTAGAGAAGTATGAAGCAGCCAACGATGGCGAAGGTGAAGATGAAACTGAAGGCGAACCAGAGAAAACTACTTTAGAGCAAATTCAAGAATGGGCTAAGTCTACAGGGATGGATCTTCAAAATGAAGATATTAAAGCAATTGTGGATGATCCAAATGCATGGGCTAAGAGCCGAAACTTAAATATAGAAGACTTAGTTCCAACCTTAAATGCAAATGCTGAAGGTACTATTCTTGATGGCACAGACGCCAAGTACTCTCTTGGTGAAGCAGATGCTTTAAATATAGAAACTGCCACTGCAGGAGAAGCATCTACAGTTAAATCCGTTACAGCAGCAACCCCAGTGACTTATGAGGCTAGTACAAACCTTGATAAGATGGATGCTTCTTTTGATGTTAACGCAGCTACCGGAACAATAGACGATGACAATCTAGTAGATGCTTCAACTATAGTCACTGATATGCAAGGTGCAGCTACTGGCGTAAATGCAGATGGTACAATTAACTACACTGGTGTAGCAGCTAATGATTATGCCACACAAAAATTTAGCTCTATCATCGATACTTCTACAGTAAGCGGTAAGAATTTAGCCAAGGCGCTGGGCGAAGGTAACTATGTAGACGAAAAAGCTACAATAGCTGGGCAGATGAAAATCATCTCTGAGCAATTCGTAAACGATCAGGGTCAAGCTGTGATACCAAAATGGGCGCAGAAGATGGCTAGATCAGTAGCACAGACTATGGCTTTTGATGGTATTAGTGGATCAGCCCAGACCTCTGCAATGGCTACAGCTATTATGGAAGCTACTCTAGGGATAGCAGAGAAAGAAGCTTCCTTTTTTCAGACACTTACAACAAAGAACTTAGACAACCGCCAGCAAGCTATTATTAATAAAGCAAACATACTATCTCGCTTTGAGGTAGCTAACTTAGGCGCACGAC